AACCAGACGCGGAACCAACACCTTCTGAAATAATTACTGAAGAAATTATTACAGAACCAGATATTGATGCAGCAGATATCGGCGCTGATGAAATACCTAATGCGTCGTCTGGTTTTGACTGAACAGGCAATAGCGCAAGATCTGCAACTCCCCCGATGGAGGAGGCAGCAATTGGCGATGACCCAATGCCATATTCAGACATTACCTACCTCACTCAGATAATGCTTGCGCTATTGAATAGCCAACTGCCGCAGCGTCAGAAATAACTGGGTTTTCGGCATATTTATTCCATTGCTCTTCCGTTTGTGACCACTTCCAAACGTAGCCATCTTCATAGGGCGGCTGTAAAGGTCGAACAATCCACCCTGGCGGGCACCACCATACAGTTTCCATACCTTCAGGCGGCATTGGAGGATCAGGCACTTCGACCCACCCGTCCGTTCCATCTGTTTCAGGCTTAGGGATAGACCCGTTCTTTGAATAGAGCATGATCTACCTCACGATGTCGGGAATGCAGCAGTAGGAGCTGTAAAGTTGGCGGTGTAACGGGCGTAGCCCTTAGTGACACGAATATCATCAAGGTACGCATTTAGATACCAGCCTGAACCAGCTGCATAACCAAAGCCAACTGTAAGCGGCTCAGTAGTATTTGCCCTGTTAAAGGACAAAGATGACGTTTGTGTCGTTCCGATCTGTGTTCCGTTAATAAACGCCCTTAAAGACGTTCCAGAACGAGACACTGCGATATGATACCAAACCCCCGTAGATGGCGTCCAAGAAAAGGTATAGGTAGTCTGCGTAGTACCGTCATACTTTTCAAAGCGAAGGTTATTTGAGCTATAATTTAATGACCACCCAGAAGTAGCCAGAGGTCCAGATCCATTGATACCTGTTCCCTCGGAAATTATAAAGTTCTGAGTGCTTAGGCCATTAAAGTAAGCCCAAAGCTCAACAGTGAAGTCGCCTGTACCAAAGTCATAATTTTGGCTGCTTGGCACGGTAAGCGATGAGTTGCTTCCGTTGAAGGAAATAGACGAACCGCCAAACTTTGATTGCGTGGTGCTGATCTGTGCGCTTCCGACAGTCTCAAAGTCGTTTATCATAGAATTATCAAGCAGCCCAGCGTTGGTGAAGCTGAGAAGAGTATTAGTATTGGTGATGCTGGTCAGTGGCGATGTTGGGTTGGTAGATGGCACGTTGGAAGACCCCAGAACAATTCTGAGATCAGACAGGTAGCCATTGAAGTAAGTGTTTGGCGGCCCAAATCCAATGCGCACAGCAGCGCTGTTGTTGGACCAGACGCCTGTTGTATTGGAAGCTACAGATGTGCCGTTCACATAGATAGTCGTGGTTGACCCGTTGCGAACAACAGACACATATGACCATACGCCCGCGCGGATCACGTTAGCCGCAGAGACAATTTCATTGACACCATTGATGCCAACCGCAACTCTGCCATTCCCGTAGATGTAGGAAAATGTGTAGTTGTCATTGGTATTGCTGGATGTGCCAAAAATAGCATAGGCTGTTGTCGATGAACCGTTGAGCGTTGTTGGATATACCCAATAATCTACCGTGATCGCGCTGTTTGCAGACCAATTTACTGACCCCGAAGACTGCAAGTAGTCACCGTTGCCATCAAAAAAAGCGCTCCCGCCAATTGTTTCAGAAACATAAGAAGCTGTTGGATTGAACGGGCTGAAGCGCTGAACGCTTGGCGTTCCTGTGATTGTCAGCGCGAAGCTATTACCGCTGTTATCAATGAAGCGGTTGCTTTGACAAGTAAGCAATGATGTTCCACTGATTGCTGTCAAAGGCGTTGTTGGAGGCGTAAAATTTGCTGTATAAACAGCAGTGCCCTTAACTACACGCACGTTGCTAAGATAGCCGATCCAATCGTTAGAAGTGGAACCGAATTGACGACCTACGTAAGTGCCAGATGCACCGTTTGCGTAGTTACGTGTATCTGTAGCTGTAGCTACACTTGTACCATTGATCCATAGTGTAGTTGTTGTCCCACTTCTTGTAACTGCAACGTGGCTCCAAGCGTTGTTCGTTGTTATAGTAGCAACTGAACCGCCAATAACCGTTCCAGTTCCATCAAAAACTGTAAGATAACCTTGCGTGGTTACATAAAACATGACACCGACCGCGCCGCCACCAGCGCCGCGAGTGTCAACTATGATGCGCTGAGCTGATACATCTGTTCTGAATATCCAAGCCTCAATCGTGAAGTTGCCAGTTCCAAAAGCAAAGGCTGTATTTTGAGCCACCGTCAAATAGTTGCCGTTTGCTGTTGAGTTGTAACTCCAATTATCGCCATAAGGCGTAAAGGTGCCCTGCGTGGTATTACCATTGCGCGTAATGGTAAAATTGTTGGTGCTGCTATCAAGAAACGTATTGTTCTGTGCGCCGTTTGTGCCGTTTCCGGGAAGCAGTATGGTTACATATTTGAAGTATGCGTCTTTTACGGCACCAGACAGTCGTGACCATCCATAAGCCAGAGCAGAAGCAGCGCCGCGTGTGATAATTGTTGGCATTACCCAACCTCACTTAAACTGAGTTTGAGATGCAAGAACCGTAAATGCAGCGTTTCCTGTCTTGATGATTGTGTATGTATAAACATCAATACCGGAAGCATTTCCAGCTGCCCATGCTGCTCCGCCTTGATATTTTGGTGTGACAGACGAACCATCAACTTGCACAACGTTGTTGTAATAAGCTGTCGATCCTTGAGTAACTAAAAAAGCCACTGTGACTGACTGTCCAGTGCTCATTAACGTATTCAATGATGTTCCACTTGACCCGCGAAAATTAACCGTCCAGTTAGCAGATGCGTTGCTTGTATAATAAAGAACGCTTTGTGTTGTTACATCAAAGTTAATTGTGCCCGTAGCAGCAGTAGCTGAAATTGTAGTTGTTTCTGCCGCATCTGCCAGAACCATTGCGATTGAGCTTGATGTACCATTGAAGGTCTGCGTAGCAGTAAATGTTGTAGCTGTACCCGGCGCAACAAAGTCAGTGCCCGCAGTCAGGCCAACAACTGCGCCGCTGCCATCTTTTTGAATTGTTTTTGACGCAGCAAGTGTCAGAAACACATCTTTTGTTCCAGCAGAAAAGTTTACTGCTGATCCAGCATTTGAAGAGCTAAGAGGTGTAGTGCGAGCAAAAACATTGGCGCTTGAATAAGTGCCAAGACCCACTTCCCACTCATTAGCAGTTTGATGCTGAATGACGTAGTAGAAAGTATCATTAACAGACAAGACAGCAGAAAGGGTACGGTATCCAGTAGGAGCCGTACCAGTAACAGTGAAGTTACCTGTGCTTGTTGTTGTTGATGTATCGCGAACGCGATCAGCAGTAACAAATGCCATGAGGATTAGTCCTCAGTGATGGTGGAAGCCGTTGTTAGGCGAGGAGTAACACCAGATGACACTGTAATGTTAGGCGTAACTGTACCACTATAGTACAGGACGCCAGTGCCAGAAGATGCAGAGCCAACGCCAAAGTAAGTGATTGTTTCAGAACCACCAGTGGCTGCGGGGAAGTCAATATTGGCAACAGGCGATACGCTATTGTTTGTGACAGTCCAGCCACCAGATGTTCGGGCAACAGCTACACGCGCATAGCTTGTATATGTTGCTTCACTGGTTGACTGGTTGCCCGCTTCGCCGGGATCAGCCGTATGCAAAGACACATACAGGTTCGTCAAAGGAGACGAAGCAGCGTTGTCTGCAAGATTTGCGATTGCAGTGGCATTGAAGATGAGCTGCAACAGCGAATTTTCAAAGGCATTAGACTTAGACATCTGTTAGCTCCTAGACATAAGCACGGCGGGTGCGAGTAATCAGCGGTGATCCGCTGTGCAGTGATTTCTGTGCTTCCTGATTGAGTTCTTCAACGCGCTTCAGGTAGATGTTGCCAAATACCGGGATGCGCTGGTCATCCATCAGGAACGGTGCTGCATGGACAAGTGCGCCATACAGATAGACATCAGGTGCTTTCGTCAGCAGCCAGTTTGTCGTGTTCACATCGGTCAATGCAGGAATTTTCCCGTAATAGACCATCTCAATTTCAACATCATCACTCGGTGGTGGTACAAGCTCGATTGCACCATTCATCAGCGAATAAGCTGCAACTTGCGTAAAAAGCTGCTCTTTGTTGATGATGTCAGCCTCATCAAGTGTGATGTAGCGTAGAGGTGATGTTCCGCCAACGATCTGCAAGTTGAGTGCCTCAAGGAAATCAAGAGGCAGCTTAACAAACTCATCATCATTGGTGGTTGTGGCACGCACGATCATTTCACGGCAACGCAGCCGCGTATTCAAGTCTGCCTCAACAAACTGAATGAACGTCTGAATCTGAGAAGTCAGGTCAGCACGGTTCAGATAGTCAGCGATTGCTGATTGCAGCGTCGAATAGTTCGTGATTGTGCCCATCAGCTTGTGATCCGGTGAGTACGGTAAGGCGCCGCAGCGTCAGACCGAAGCCATTTACGGAAGGCCATCTTGTCTTTCAAAATGCCCTTCTGCTGCAATTCAAGATACACCATCATGGGCAAAGATGCCACTTTCACCATGCCGTCCGGCAGGCGCTCCGTGTTGCTGATGCTGTCCTTGATTGCCTTGTTCTGCTCTGCAATCCCGTCAATGTTGACCACATCTTCAAAGATCATTTTCTGATCCGCTGTGATGTGCATCTTGGTCATCGTGCCACTGACACTGTCATAACCAAGGTTAAATGATCCGGGTGCGTATTCTTCAGCCATAATGATCCCCAAGGTAAAAGGGGCAGGATTTCTCCTGCCCCAGTGTTATCACGAAGCAATGATGTTCGCGATGACCGCGTGAGCCTTTTCGCTCTTGATGCGGAGGCCATACTCCACAATCATTTCCTTCTTGTCCGAGTCGCCTGTCTTGGCGATGTCGAACGTGCGGAAAGGACGCAGATAAGCAACCGATGCGTACTCAGGATCAAGCACGAAGGCAAAGTTGCCCGGTTGGAACCTATTTGGAACGATGGCTACCTCACCAAAATCCCCAAGGTATACATCCGCGGTGGCAATAATTTTAAGCGGTGTTGCAGATGTGTAGTTCACGCGCTGCTGGGCAAGGCCAGAGAACGCAGAAGCAACAGTCTTGTTGTAAGCGTTCACCATAAAGATGGACGGATCACCACCCTGTTCCCAAACCTGCTGGATAGCAGTCTTGAGCATTGTCTCCGTCAGAGCAACGTCTGTCGAAGTGGAGAGCGAAGTCCAAGCTGTGCTGGGATAGCCGTTGCCGTTTGCACCAGACATAGCAGAAACGGTAGCACCGTTAGCCTGCGAGTTGGTGATCAGCCATGTGGGCAGACCAGCAGTCTTGCGAGCAGTCGATGTGCTGTTGCCAGCAACACCAGCCTGATTGCTCGTCAGGATAGCTTCCATATCGCGCTTCAGCTCTTTTGCAGCCTTAGCGGTCTGGTAAGCCATCTGCGTGCGCATACCAGCGTTGTTCACGACATCGTCGGTGCCAGACACGGAGATAACCTTGCGGCTGATCTGAGTGTAGTTAGCAACGCGAACGGTGGGTGTGAAGCTAGCATCACCTGCATCAGCGCCTTCGATAGCAGCGTTAGTCGTGTCAGCCGAAGCAAGCACGTCTGTCTGCCACTCGAAATATGTGTTTTCGCAGGTGTCGCGACCGATGTTGCTCATGAAGGGCGTATCAGTCGGGCTGATGTCATAGATGATGTTGCTCAAATCTTCCCTGATGGAATTAGGAGCATCGTAGGTCGTAACCTTGGAAACTGTAGGCATGGTTTCATTTCCTGTCTAGCATTGCAAAGAGAGCAGCCGCGTCATTAACGTGGCCGGATGATTTGAGACGCTGTTTTACACGGGCGACATCTGTTTGCGCTTTAGGTGATGAAGCAGTTGAACCAGAACGCATTGGTCTTGGTCCATCCTGTCGAACAGGCTGCGGACGTTTGACCTGCAATTCATCATATCGACGTGCTTTCTCAAGCATTACGACATAACGAGGATCGTAAACATTTCCCAATTCTTCCTCAGTGAAGCCCTGTTTCATGCCGTACTGACGAAGCTGTTTGGTTGATGCTTCGAACTTCTCTTGGTCCTTCCATTCAGCAAACGTATCAAGGAGATACTTTCGTCCAACCTCAACAAGCTGCTGCTTTTGCTCCAAATCCTTCTGATACGCGATTTGATCGAGATATGCCTTTTGTGCCTGCAACTGCTGCTTACGAGCCTGCTGGTCACGCCACTGCTTCTCAATCAGCGGAAAGTTGATCGGGTCTTCTTGGTGCAACCGCTGCCAATCAGGCTCCTGCATTTCGAACTGTTGAAGTTCCTGCAAAACCCGTTCAGTGGCTACACGAAGCTGCGACCGTTCAGCCTCTACCGCCTGCTTCTCAGAACGCAACTCATTCATACGCCGCGAGTAATCGGACTGACGCTGATAACCTTCCAAAGCCTCTTTCAGCGGGATTTGCTGCGTCTTGCCGTCAATCTTGACGGTTACGAGCGTATCCGGCTTCAGCTGCTCCTCAGAGCCATCATCATCATTCCCTGCTTCATCTGCTGTTTCATCACCATCAGACGCATCATCGGATGCTGCCTCGTCTTCTGGTGCTGAAGTCTCTTCAGCATCTTCAGCAGTCGCCTCAGTCTCTTCGACTGCGGCAGGAGCCATCTGCTTTTTCTCAGGTTCGGCTGTGGGTGCGGACCCTTCCAGAATTGCTGAGATACGACCAGCGGCATCTGCAAGGCCGATTTCGCTAGGCTGCGACTTCTCGGCATTCGACATCATACTACTCCCAAGTTATGCCCTTTTCAATCGGGCGTTGAAATCTGCAACTTTCTTCTCTGCTGCGAGTGCAGACAGTTCTTCCGAAAGTGCAGATATTGCACGGACCATATAATAAGCATTCTCCCGGTCTGCCTGACGATCCGGTGGAGACGTGCGCCATTGGTCCATATATTTCTGTTCCATCCGCTTCAGCAGTTCGGCAAAAAGCGGATCACCATGAAATGCCTTGGCTGACCGCCACAGGTCTTCCTGTTCAAACGTTTGCACTTACATCACCCCCGGTGGTACTGGCATCGGAGGCATCACTGGCTGCTGCTGCATCTGTTGCTGCTGCTGTGCGCCAACCGTTGCAAAGATTTGCTTGATCTCTTCGCGCTGCTTATCAACTTCACCTTTGATGACAGCCATATCGACCTGCGCACCATATTTCGCCTGAATCTCGATAGCCTTCATCATGGCATCGACATATAGCTTGTCGCGCTCAATGTCTGCCTGTGCGATTGCCTTCTGACGATCCAGTTCCTGCTTAGCAGCATTGATGATGATGTCAGCCTTGATTTTCTCAGCCTCAACATTAGCAAGCATTGTCGCAGGATCAGGCGACTTGTTAGACGCCATCATCGCGGCATATTCCTGCACCTGCTGCGGTGTGATCTGGTTCCAAAACTTTGCAGTGTCTTGGAAGCCTGCAAGCTGCGTGATCTGCGCCAGTGTCGATGCAATCTTGTCAACGCCACAAAGCGGGTTCATCGGACCAAATGCCTGCACTGCTTCCTTCTGCTGCTGCAAAATGTTCATCAGGAATGCCATGCGCTGCTCGTCCGAACCACGGCCCAGTGCAATGTTGACCACCATGTCCATGTTGGCATCCCAGCCGCGTGGATCAATCGGCACAAACTTGCCACGCAGCCGGATGATCTTTGCCTTATCCTGATGCTGGATCACCAGCTTCAGCAGACCTTGGAAGCAGCGTTTCAGGCCATCAGAGAACAGACGCGCAATCATTTCGATGCGCTCCTGCGACGATGATAACTGCGCCTGCACGGCTGCGCGTGTGGTCGATTGCAACGCATCTGCATCAAGACCCTGTGACGCACGGGAAATGCCTGTGCGCTGCGTCTTGATTTCGTCCATATACGCCATCACACCAAGCGCCTGCTGACCGACAAACGGTGTCGTAAACGGCTGCACTGCACCAGCCTGACGCATACGGATGATTGCACCTGTTTCATTGTTCAGGACATCGTCAATGTTAACTTGTCCTTCAACGATGGCAGTGCGCGGATGGATAGACTGCGCCAATGAATCCAGCGTGTTGCGCATGATGGCTGATTTGATGCGCTGCAAGTCAATCGTCTGATCAGCAATAGACTGACCAAAGATTGTGTGCGGTGTTGGATCAGGAGCAAGGATGGAGAAAGGTGCAGATTGCACAACTTCATCGTGTAGAATGTAAGAGCCGTTGCCGACCGTGCAGACCTTGTGCAGTTCTGCAATGCCGTCACCGTCCTTATCAACCTTGATATAGCTTTCAACGTAAAACACCTTATTGGTGGTTTCATCGTTTCCAAGCTCAAGGCCGAAGAATGACTGGTCAGCAGGGTTGCGCACCAGCACTTCGTTGTTCATCTCAAAACCGCCTGTGCCAGCGTTTTGCTCGATGATCGTGCGGTCGTATCCCATTGCAACAAGTTCACTGATTGTCATCAGTTTGCGGCGACCCATGTAGATAAAGTCATCCAACGATGTTGCTTCGTTGTCGATCAGGAACTGTTCAGGCGGGATGCACTCAACAACGTAACGCGGGTTCTTCCGTTTACGACGAATGGTGAGGCTGATCTTCACTTCACCCGTGATCAGGTCCATTTCCTCTGAAATGCTGTCAACGTCAACATCTGGATCATTGGTGATCAGGTTTGCTTCCGCCTGATTCAGTCCTGAATAGCTGTAATACTCCACACTGACTTCATCCAACTTGTACCAAGTCAGAATGCCAGTCTTCAGGATCAGTGCGTCCTTCATTGCATCGTGCAATGTACGGAAGCCGGGGTTCTCTTGGTTGAAGATGTAGTCAATCAGGTCTGTTGCCTGCGCTGCTGCTTCAACGTCTTCTGCACCTTTAGGCACAAACTCCAGAATCTTGTCACCGCCTGTAAAAATGCGAAGAAGTGACGGAAGCATCGCGAGTACCGTGTCGCGCACTTCCGTCATAACGATCTGCGACCGTCCTTCTTCCTCATTACCCAGCGGTTCAGCCAAGTAATAAGCCATAGCCTGTTCACGTTCAGGCGCGATATACGAGTCGATGTAAGTCTGTGCGTCCTGAATTGCCTGATAGACCGTGTAGCGGAACTGGTCCTCAGACATTGGCACGTCATACGGTGTCAGATAGCCTGTCTCAGTGTTGTATGCCGCACCCTGCGGCCCATCAGCAGACTGCGGGATCAGGTCTGGTGTGTATGTTCCCGGCTGGATGTCCTGCATAGCCATCATTGACCTCTTTTCCGTACCCGCCACCACTGCCAGCCACCCTCTGTGCCGACCTCATGCTGCGGAAAAAACTGTTTCACGGCTGATTTTACACCATCCATAGGGTAATCGTCACCGCCCATGACGCCGCCGACTTTTAGCTTCGGCCACCACGCAGTGATGTCAGCCAAGACTTCATCGTGCTCATGGCCTGCATCAACCCAGATGAAATCCACGCTGCCATCTGCAAAGTCTTTTGCAGCATCCACCGTAGACCGTCGATGCACAATGCAATCAAGCCCGCGCAGAAGTGCAATGTTGCCTTGGAAAACGTCAAACACGCGCTCCAGATCAGGATCAGCTTTGTGTGCAGGTTCATCAGAACCTCCCCAATGATCGACATAATGAACGGAAACCGCTTTGCCGGAGTTGATTACCTCAACACCAAGAAACACGGCCGATTTACCCTTCCAGCACCCTAATTCAACGAAAACCGCACCATCAGATGCCTCACGGACAGCCTGACGATACGGTTCTTTGAAGTTAAACCAGCCTTGAATCTGGTCGTAGAAGTGGTCCATCACTTCTTCTTCTTGCTCATCCCGGCTTCAGACAAAGCAATCGCAATCGCCTGCTTCCGTGATTTAGCCAAAGGAGCCTTCTTCGGTCCCTTCGGGTTCACACCCGCATGAAGTGTACCCTTCTTGTATTCGCCCATCACCTTGGCGATCTTTGACTTACCCTTCATCGCTCATCTCCTTGATCTTCTCAGCCGCTGCTGCCAGCGCCTCATCATCGGCCAGAGCCTGTTCAGTGTGTTCATGTCCAAACTCAAAAGACCCGATGTGCCGGATGTCCTTTGATAGATCATGGTCAATCCAAATCTGCTTCCCAGCCATCTTCGCTGCCTGACAGAAGTACATATCTTCGCCCATCCACATACGCGCGGATGGCAGATAATGTATCTGGAACCAAGGATAGCTGACCTGCTTGAACACATCTGCCTTGATCAGCATACAGCCCATTCCAACAGCGTCACATTCTTCAAGTCCATTCTTGTCCATCGAATACATATACGACAGCTTAGAAAAGTCCTTAAATGCCACCGTCTTTACAGGCAGGCGCCGCGTTGCATAGTTGCAGGCAACGATGTCTTTGTCATGCTTAGTTAGGCGTTCGACTAAATATGACGGGAAACGCATATCACTATCCAGAAACAGGATATGCGTTGCACCTTGTTTCAGACTCATCTCAACGAGCTTTGACCGCTGATCTGCAATCAAAGTCCCGTTGAGAAAGTTCAGGTTGAATGTTGTACCCGCAGGAGCATTTCCGTAAAACCGTGCACACAACATAGCAAGATCATACGAAAACCCTGTGTTCACAGTCTCCCGCGCAGGAACACAGATGCTAAGATTCATCAGTCCATTTCCCCGTTTTCAGATGAGTACATTTCACTGTCTTCATCTTCGTACTCGTCATCTTCACCTTCTTCATCGGTGACAGGTCCGCCGACGATCCATGCGGAGCAGGTGCGGTCTGCGGCACACTTGAAGTCGAAGACTTCACAGTAGCCAAGATCACCCGCTTCAATAGTCTCCATGGCATCCGCTTTGTTATCGCCATCAGCCAGCCCTTCTTCGATGCACTTCAGCATCTTTGCAGTCTGGATGAATGCAGCGCAATTACCGCAGCGCATTGTTCGTGCTTCTTCCGCAGGAACATCCCACTTTGCAGCAAGTTTTGCCCAGTAATCGTCATTGGGTTCAGCAGGATTCATAGGACCATACATGGCAACCTTGATTGCCTTGCCACGGTTCTTCAAGTTCAACGTCATGTCTCGCGTTGCCACCGGGCAAGAACGATCCATCTCACCTTCACCCATCATCTCTTGCATACGAGTTGACAGAAGGCCGATCCCTTCAGGCATACGAGCCATGATGCACCTCTTACTTGAAGCCGACCATCAAGGTAGCAGTTGAAGTTGCCAGCACCTTCTGCGTGCGGATCGGGATAATCGTGCCGACTGGAACAGATTTGAACGTCACTGTCGTGCCAGCTTCTGTCACCACAATCACATCGCCTGTGCCACCGACATAAATGCCGGAATAAGCATTGCTTGCAGTCGCAGATGTTGTGATTGATTCAGCATCACCCCAGACACGACCGTTTGCCAAAAAGCTGCTCATGTTACTTTCCTTTCTTCATGCGGGCGCTAGCCCTCATATTGTCAACGATGTTTGGATATGGCCGACCAGCAGCCTTTGCCATCGATTTTGCGGCTGACTTCTGTTTAGGAGACAGCTTCTTGTCAGTCTTCGTCGGATCTTTCGTTTTCCAGACAGGCTTTTTCACTTGCTGCCCTTTCCCTTATTTCGCGCGGAGATAGCTTTTGCCTTGGCCTTGGCATCCGCTTTAGAACTCGCACCCCATGCTTGCAGCGATAATAGTAGACGTGTTGGTTTGCCTTTTTCATCGCGTTCTGGCCCCGGCATATTGCCCATACGAGCCAAGAATGACGCACGACGAGGATTATCGCCAGACTTAACTGGTGGCTTCAGGTTCATGCCTTCAGCTTTTGCTGATGCACGACCCTTAGCATTCAAACCACCTTTGGGGTTCTTACCTTCTAACCGCTGCCATGCAGGAGTTTTAGCCATTTTAGCCACCTTATATTCGCTGCATAAACTACACTAAATTTAACACGAATGCGAATGGTGCCCCCGGCAGGAATCGAACCCACGACAAACGGTTTACAAAACCGCTGCTCTGCCAACTGAGCTACAGGGGCTATTCACCGTCTGCCTGTTCGACCATGAATTTCTTCATGCGCTCCAACAACCAGACAATCTCTGCGCAATCATCAACCGATGCTGCGTAGTATTCATATTCATCCTTGGTGTAGCCGACAATAACCACGGTGGACAGCCGCCCCATAGCATTTTTCAGGATTTCGTCGCAGGCTACCTCTTCACCCTTCACGGCTTCCTCGGCCTTCTCGTTTTTTTTGGGTTCAAACTTGATGACCCGTAAGGACGGTTTGTCTTTTGGGATTTCTTCCGACATGACGCACCCCTTTTCTTATTGCGCCGCAAAGCCCTTGCCAATACAGACCGACATAATTGCACGAATTCCTCGTGACTAAGATCAAACTTTGCTTTGTTTGCCGCAACACAGACTAGCTGGATGTTGTCCAAGGTGTAGCCGAGTGACGAGTCTATCCGGTCAATCGAGGCATTTGTACGTACAATGCCCGTACGCCGCGTCATCGTCATAGGCCAACCAGTCAATGAACACTTGCCGCCCTGTTTATCCCAAAGTTCAAGCAGGTCTGCGGTGGTAACATTCATGGAACCACGCCGCCGGATAGCCTTCAGCCGCAGGTGGTTCAGGTAATGCTTGGGAGAAAGGTTCTTCGGGATGCCTGCGCCAGCTGCATTCTTGATCCGTCTATCAGCTTTTATGCAGGATCTGCATCTGCCGGAGTATCGGACGCTGTGCCCCGGTTTGGCTGGGCTGGATGTATAATAAGCCTCAATCGGCAACAGCCGTTTGCATCCAGAACAGACCTTATCAGGTTTCGATCTAGGTGGCATTAACCTTCTTCCTCAGTTAATGCCATTATAAATCAAAACACTACAATTTCATAAACTTGGAGCGGGTAATCGGGATCGAACCGATGACAGTCTGCTTGGAAGGCAGATGCTCTACCACTGAGCTACACCCGCGTATCCACATTGTATATACAATCACACCACACCCCTGATCCCGCGTGTCAGAGGTTTACCCGGCTTCCACGCCATCGCCCTGCCGCCGACCATTGCAGCGTTGCCTGCAAACGTCAGGCACAGTGCGTCAGCCAAGTCGGGCGACCGCATCCGCCGCTTCCGCATTGAATCCTTTGACTCAACAACCAACCTGCCGCTGCTGGTAAAGCTATACCGTGGCGCCACTAACTCATGTCGCAGTGTTTCATCACGCGGCAGTTTCACAGCCCTTGTTGCCAGCCAGTCTTTGACCGACATCCATAGTTCATCGCGCAGCTTGTTTGCATTCGGGTTCATGGCTGACGATTCAGACACGTTCACATCGCGGACGTTGTATCCCTGCTCACGCAGGCGATCAGCAACACCGCCGCCAAGGCCGATCGTATCGACGCAGATTTCTTCAGGTGCATCTAGTTTTGCTTCATTGACGATCTGACCGACAGTCTGCATCAGGTCCAAGCCGCCCCATGACTTGATTTCCAACACAACATTGCCACGCCGTTTGCACAGTGCAGTTCTGTCCGTGCCAAACCGTGCAACGTCTACACCGTAGATGATCGGTTCTGATTGCTGCACGGTCACATCACGTTGCATTGCTGCATCTACCAAGTCAGCCGAGATCAGCGTATCATCGTCTGTTAACGCAAATTCACCTAGGACACGAATCCTATATGCGTTTGATTGCTCACCGTATGTCGTTGCAATCTGCCGAATAAAGTCTGTGCTGACCAATGGATTATCAGCGCAGCTGACGTGCATACGTTTCCAGTCGGATGCAAGTTCGTGGTGTGTCTTGTAAAACAAACCACTGTTGCGTGTGGGGTTGCTGATCAAGATCGTTGTTGCCGAGTGACCGGACATAGAACCTGCTGCCGCTTCAAACACTGCTTCAGGCACAGCCGATGCCTCGTCTACCACCAGAAGCACGTTCTCCGAGTGCACACCTGCAAGTGCTTCAGGTCGATCCGACGATGACGTTCTTGCCGATATAAAGCTGGACTCTGCTGCACCCTTTAGCACGATCTTGTCGCTGAACACGTCGAAGCTGTCACGCAGTACAGGAGGCAGCTTATTGATCCATGATTTCAGTTCAGCAAACAAAGCATCAAACAACTGTGCAGCCGTTGGTGCAGTCACCACACCCTTCTGCGGGAACCGACAGGTCATGTGCCAGATGAGAGCCCAGCTACACGCGGTTGACTTGCCGACACCGTGACCAGCGCGAACGCTGATGCGCCGTTCACCGCGTGCCAAATTGTTCAGGAAATCAACCTGCCACGGCAGAGGATCTGCACCCAGTACATTCCTGACAAACGCAACAGGGTCATTCGCATAAGCACGAATAAACCCTAAGAACTCGTCGCCTGCTTCCTGTGTCATTTCTTGTCACCCTTTGCAGGCATCACCGGATCACCGCTGCCGCACCACTCCATCAGCACAGAATACAGTCCATGACTGCCGCCCAAATATGCCGCGTGCTTCCAGCCTAAGGCTTCATACACAGCAACATCCTTGTGAAGGACATACTTAAACCAGCTGATCACCAGTGCGCTCCGTTGCCATCTCGTCAAACAGTTTGCCGCTGTCAGCGTGCACAGCCTTTTGCCCCGTAAACTCTTGCCAGCGTTTGACGATGACATCGCAGTATTTGGGGTCGAGTTCCATCAGGCGTCCAAACCGTCCGTTCTTTTCAGCTGCAATAGCTGTTGTACCTGAACCACCGAAGCTATCTAAAACGATGTCCCCGCCTTTTGTATTATTGAGCATCTGATACTCAAACAAAGCAACGGGCTTCATAGTTGGATGTTCACCGTTGCGGGACGGTCGATCAAACTCAAGGATTGTCGTTTGCTTCCGGTCTGCCGCCCAAAGGTGAGATGCACCTTCCTTCCATCCATACAAACACGGCTCATGTCGCCAATGGTAATCCTGCCGCCCCATAACCATTGTTTGCTTCTTCCAAATAAGGCACTGCCGAACTTTCCACCCGGCATCTTTGGCTGCGCCCCTAAAGTTGTATCCTTCTGAGTCCGCGTGCCAAATATAAAACACTGCACCCGGTTTCATAACTGTATCGGCTGCAACATAGGCATCACGCAAGAACTGCCTGAAGCTTTCATCATTCATTGAATCGTTTTTAATCTTTAATGCATCCTTTGTCTTGCCTTCGTAAGCAACGTTATACGGTGGATCGGTTAGCCACATATCTACAAGCTGCCCATCAGTCAGCTTTTGCATATCATCCACACTGGTGCTGTCGCCGCACATCAGCCGATGCTTCCCAAGCACCCATACATCCCCTAACACCGTCACCGGATTAGCAGGTGCTTCAGGTACTTCGTCTGGATCAGTCAACCCTTCAGTCGCTTCTGCCGTGAGGCTTGCAAGCATCTTGTCATCAAAGCCAAGCAGGCTTAGGTCGAAATCAAGCGAAGCCAAGTCCGCAATTTCCACCTTCAGCATCTCTGCATCCCAACCAGCATTCATTGCCAGCTGATTGTCCGCAATCACGTATGCCCGCTTTTGCGCCTCTGTCAGGTGCCCCAAAGTAATCACTGGCACACGCTGCTCACCTAGCTTCCGTGCCGCCATAAGGCGACCGTGGCCCGCAATAATAGTGCCGTCCGCGTCAACCAAGATGGGATTAGTCCACCCGAATTCACGGATGGACGCGGCTATCTGTGCAACCTGACTGTCGCTATGCGTCCGGCTATTGCGTACATACGGCAACAGGTCATCTGTTGCTTTCCATGTAACACTATATTCAGTTTTATTTTGAGGCATCCGTGTCTCCCTTGATGCCGGGGGTATGGGGGTGGTTCAGTGCTTCCGAGTCTTCAGGTGTGTCCGATGTTTCCGTGTTTTCGATGTTGAGGTGTTGCGCGTGTGGATGGGATGGTCCCCGCACCAGCGCGCCCCCGCCATCGAGGCAGCCGGGGGGGTCCTGTGCTATTCCTGCCACACTGAATCCCTGCTGCACTGCGTCGATCGGCTGCTGGTGTTGCAGCTGCGGCACTGTCACCGCGTCGATGACCTTCGCATTGTCGCCGCGTGATAACCGTGCCTCCTCGGCCAGCTGCTTCAGGGCTGACAGGTGCAGCGTGTGCGTGTGATTCACGGTTGCTTCGATTTGCTGCTTTTCACCGTAATACTTCGGCATCAGGCGTGCAGCGATCCACTTGTAGCTGTCGATGGCCACGCGACCTGCATCAGGTGGAATCTTGCCAGCCATGACACCTTTAGCAATGTCGCCGATGGTATCAGCGTAAACGAGGCTGCGGTTCGCGCACGCACGCGCGTAGGCGTGACGGAACTCCTCATCTGAGGCGACCCAGCGAAAGATAGTCCGCAGATCAGGCATATCCTCATCTTGGCTGACATTGGCAACCGACCTGCCCATGCTTATCCTAAGCAGCAGTTCTTCCACGGTTTTAGGCGTCTTCTTCGACGGCCTGCCCATCTTTGCTTTAGGCTTTACCTGCTCACCCTCTGACACGGCATCACCTTTTGTCACTGTGTACTGACAAAACTATATCAGGCGCCAACAGCGGCCACAACGTCAAAAAGGTATCTCGTCCTCCGGTTCTTCACGACTGCGCTGTGTAGCCACCGTAGCGCCGGGAAATGCCTTCTTCACGGCATCAGTCATCCGTCCTGCCTGTGAAGCCTCGATGACCCGTGCGATCTCTGCGAAACTATAGACCGTGTGATCTGGGTACTTCTTCCGCAGCCTGTCAGCCGCGTGAATATCGACAGCAAATGCGTATGCCTTCTTCCCATCATCACTGCGATGGAACCACACCTGCCCAATGTCTTCCGGTGTATGACCAGCATCGCGTGCAGCCTTGTCCAGTGCGTGCCACCCTCTAGCAATGGCAGCCGACTTTTGCGCTGCCAACTGTGCATCACCTGCTCTGATGGCATCATCCAGTTGCCACTGCGCCATTGCAAACTTGGCAGCAAGTTCCGGTGCAACCAGCCGCTCCAGTCTGCCGATGCCCCACTGCCCCTCGATCTTCAATGCAGCCTCGTCAGCGTATTGCAGTGCAGCACGCCATGCTGCTTCTGACTCCGTGCTGACTGGATTGACCACCGCATCTGCGCGTTGCGTCCTTCCCCGATTACTCTGCTTTTCCGTCATCCTAATCCCCTTCAGATTTACCTGAAACACTCAGTGAATAGAGTGAATAGAATTCACGCAAATTCTTCTGGCCTATACGTACACGCTATAGCATAGGTCTAGCTGCAACACATAGCAGCCGATAACGTAGTACTATCAGCTACTTACAGGATTTATAAATATATTAGCTATATTATTCATTCTATTCACTTGTTCACACCTGCCAACTATGTGTTGGAAAACAGCCCTATTCACACCTCTATTCACTCGGCTATTCACTCACCTATTCACACCTAAAACAGGTCATCATCCCCCGGCGCAGGCCCAGCCTTCAGCACCTCTTTCAGCGACACATCCTGCTTCAGCGGCAACTGGTCCACACGGACAAACCTGTTATGTCCCCTGCTTTGCCCTGTCGTAAAGCGACCCTGCCGCACCCATCCATTCTGCATCAGGATGCTGACGATGCGGTTCGACATCAGCCTGTCTCTGCGCGACACGTCGACCGACATATCGGACAGCAACTCCTTCACACAGGCTTCCGTCTTCCCGGTCAGCTTATCCAACACGTCACTGGTCCACGGGTCTTCGATCAGCCTGTCAGCCTGCTCTGCCTGTGCAATGCGTTCCACCTCGGCAGACAGCCACCATTGCTCCCCTGCCTCGTACCGCAACACGGCTTCGCCCCAGAGCATATTGCGGTCTGCTTCCAGCTGCTTCAGCCGCACCTTGCCAACGGCTACAGGCCAGAAGCGGCGGTTGCCTGTATCATCTCGCAGATAGTCTGTGCGGTTAGTGCTGCCGATGAACACGCATTGCCTTGGATAGCAGACTTCATTGCGACCGTAAGGCGGTCTGAACCGTTCTTCAGTGCGGCTGATGAATGCCTTGACCACCTCAACTTCAGCCTTGGTAACGTTTGCCAGTTCAGCCATTTCAATGATCCAGCGGCCACGGACGTATGCCGATGCTTCCTTGCTGGTCATGGGCGGCAGGTTATCACCGAAGAAGTCGGCGCCTGCGAGTATCTTGGCAGCAGTGCTTTTACCTGCGCCTTGGATGCCTTCGAGGATCAGCGTCCCGTCAGCCTTGCAACCGGGCTGGAATACCCTTGCAACGGCACTGATGAGCCACCGCAGCCCGACTTCACGGCTGTACTGCTTCTGACTGTCTGTATCAGGATTGCAGTTCAGATATGCTTCCAGCCATGTGTCGATCCGGTGCTTGCCGTCCCATTCCTGTTTGCACTGCAACAGATAATCCCTGACCGGGTTGACAGCTGACTCATGGACCACCTCGTCAATCGCGTCTGCCACCATGCCCTTGTTGACCCGCAGCAGCGCGTGACGGTTCAGCCATGCTGTTGCTACAAGGATATCCTTGTCTTGCAGTTCACGCGGCTTGAAGTATTTCTTTGGTTCACGGCTGCCGGGTATCGGGTTGATCACCATCTTGCGCCCGTTGAACTCGTTGAACGCGATGACGTTGCGCCACTCAGGATGGTCACGCAGAACGTGGCACACGTTGTAATGGTTCAGGATCGTGTATCCCTTGGCATCACGGATCAGACCGTCTTCCCACGGCGCCCCTTCGACCACATCCTTAGTCGAACCGTCTTCCTCGGTTGACCAGACCTTGTCGGCATTCTTCTTGGCAGTCAGCACCTGTACCTTTTTTGATAAGTCATCAGCGGTCAGGTCGTCGTCTGGTTCATCGTTGAACAGGTCATCCAGCGTGTTCATTCGTTCCACCATTCATCTTTGTCTTGTTGTGGCTGCTGCGGCTTCTTCGGCACGCGCGACACGGCTGCGTCTGCTGCCCTTCCAGCCTCGTCTATTGCCTGCTCAATGATTGCTGCTAGTTCCCCCTTGGCAGCCTTAGCATAGGCTAACAGGCAGCGGATGGAATGGGATAATCCGGCTATGTCGTGCGTCTCTGTGTATCCCTGCGCAATCTCGGCATAAAGTCGCAGGCTGCCTAGGTATTCATGCAGCGCCTCATAAGGGTCGGCAGCTTTTGGAAGTTGTCGTGATCCAGTGCTATAATGCTTCTGCTCGTCGGTCATTGGTCAGCCCCTTGGCACGTTGACGAGTGGTCCCCCCGACCATGGAACCCGGCTGCATTTCTCCCGTGCAGCCGGGTTCTTATTAGTCAGAACACGTCATCTTCTGTCATGCCTGCGGTGCTAGGCAGACTTGAAGCAGCGAAGTCTTCGGCTTCAATCTCACCCCATTCCACGCCTGATGCAGACAGCGGTTCGCCGCGTTTGGTGATCCAAACACCGTTCAACCCGGCTGCAACGCCACGGTTTCCAGCGGCATCATAGGCATAGAAGTTGAGCTCGGCTGCACCATAGTTGCCGGATGTCAGATGCTCCTCGGTTGCCGGGATCTTGGCACGACCTGCAACAGCCCGAACAGGCTTCTTGTTGGATGCACTGATATACCAGCAGCCCTTGAACTCCTCACCCTTCATGCGTTCGCCTGTGTCAGCGTCCACCTCGTCACCATCACGCAGCGGGTTGCGCAGTCCTTTCGGTGGCTTGCTATCCCACTTCTTTGTGATGGCTGCTTTCATGGATGCCTTGATCTTGTTGATCGTGGCTTCATCCGTCTTCGGGATGATCAGCGTCACACTGTACTTCGGTTCAGCACCTTCAGCAGCGGCACGCGGTTCCATCAAGTGAACATAGGCAAACCGTGCGTGCGGGATGACCATGCGAGTTGATGCGTTTTCCATTCGTTTACTCCGTTTTCAGCGTTTGCTGTCCCCCAGACAGCGTGGCGAGGTTTAGAAGTCCTCGGCTTCAATGTCGTCCGGCATATCATTTTGATAGGTCGGCACGGACAATACCCTGATTGCTTTGTTGTCATCTTGATACGAAGGCCACTCGTCCGTCTCCAGACATTTTTTGTAAATGGCTGCGACACGATCCATACGTCTGTGACCATTCATCAATGTATCGTAGTCAAGCGTGTATGCAGCCACAGCGTATGGTGGCTGTGTCTCAACGGCCACAAACACGAAGCTGTGGACATCCTTGTCAACGAGTGCGTCAAGGTAATGCGCTGCTTGCAGGTCATAGTTGAAACGCCTGATCTGGGCAGCAAACCCTTCAGGTGAAGCATCGAGACAAGTCTTCAGGTCGATGATGTGATCAGCGGTGAACGCGTCAACACCTGCCTTGCAAGGCACATGGCTGCTATAGCCACGCCACTGATGCGATGTCTCACACTCTGCACCTTGCATCAGTTCTTTGATGAAGCTGTTTGACCAGAAAGCATCACGTACACGCAGTGCACGTTCTTCATCGTCCTGACTGATGATCGGCAGACCGTATGATTCAAGTCTTGCCTTCTCTTCCTTGCCTTCCTTGGTTGCCCAGTTCAGCGTTTTGATTGCGTAGAGTTGGCTAAGATCACGATGCGGCTCCAGCACCATTGCATGAACCACCGTGCCAAACACCATTGCAGGTGTTGCTTTCTTCGGGTTGTCTTTCCAGTAGCGGTAATGCGCTGGTGACTTGAGCAGCAGCTTTGCACCGGAGGCAGACAGCGCCTCCACATTGAAGTAATCGTCTTGCATATTGGTCCCCGTTTAGTTGGTTAACGTGTTGCCATCCAGAATGCCATCAACGCGGCATCAGCCCTTCCATCGTCTTTCTTCCTGCTAAACTCAGCAGCGTACGCAGGAAACAACTCAGCAGCCCTTGCTCTGTTACCGTCCTTTCCCCCTCTTGCATTGACATCCTTCTGCCATGTCGCAGGGCTGACATAGGTTACTGGTATCAGCAGTCCAGCAAGGATGCCTTCCAGCATTCCAACACTGCGACCGAACTGGAACATCGACGATACACCTTGACCCGGCATAGCACCGACCTTCTCCATCACTGCACAAGCAGGTTGCCGTGCAGTAATGATTGCAGCCGTCATCTGTGGACTGATCTCCAGCTTCATCTTCTGACCGCGTTTCACCTGAACAGATGGAACATCAAGCACATCGAGGATGCCTGCTTCCATGTCAAAGAAAGCAAGTGCACCGCGTGCACCGGGGTCGATCGCAAGTATCTTCATGCCTTTGGTCCAATCTTCATTTGCAACCCAAGTGCATCAAGATACTTGAACAGGGTCGGCACGTTACCAACCTTGTTCTTGGCGATTGCGACAGCATAAGTGGCAAAGGAAACATCTGCTTCTGCTGCAAGCTGCCGCTTCGACATACCATGATGCTCCCGTGCTGCCTCAAGCAGCCGTGCCAACTCTGCTGGTGTTTTGATTTTGACTTCCTTGCTCATCATCACCTCCGCAGACACACTGACTGCAACTGACAAATTATTCAATCAGTGCTTTCCTTGTCCACAAAAAGGCTGCTGAAGTCCTTCTTTGCTTCACGCGGATTGCGTGCACGCGGCTGCGGCGCCGCAGGCATCTCCTGCCATTCACCGCACCAGTATGATCGTGCCACACGGGTTGGTGTTGGATGACGTTGGCAACTCAGTGACCCGCCATCCTTGCCAATCGTGAATCGGCAGTTAACACAGTTCTTATCGTTCATCGCGTGTATCCTTTACGAAATCGTTATCTTCGCGCAGTGCTTCCAGTGCCCACCATGAGCACAGGTCTTCGTCTTCACGGTCCACATTTTCGATTGATTGCAGTGCAGCACGCAGGTTTTCGATGCGGAACGTCAGCCGTTCAACCTGCTCCTGAAGCACATCGTTTTCGCGTGCTAACTCGGCGCACTTGATCATCAGTTGCGCTGTTTCCTGCTGCATCTCTGCCGACTCCTTATCGTAATACGCCATTTGCCAGCTCCTTATAACTCTGCGGATGCACCCCGTCCTTTGTCCTGTAGTCCATCAGGTCAACCAGCCCATCGCCCCATTCAGCGGCAACCCTGCGCACCTGCTCCCGTGCAGCTGCGTGATATGGGATCACCCAGATGACCTTGTTTGCTTCCACCTGCCTGCGAACGCTGCGAAGATTCCGCAGCAGTGACTTCTCCAGCAGCTTGTCACCGACATCATTGCTGCCAAGGCTGATGATGACGGTCTTTGCTTTGATGTTGCGCACAAGCATAGATTGCTGGTGGCTATTGCGACCAACCTTAGCCTCAAGATTGCAAGGCAGATGAGACTTCAGGCCAACAGCAATGCTGTCTCCTAGTAAAACGCATTCAAGCATCTTCTCCCCCTACTTACTCGCCAGCAGCCACAGCCCAATATTAGCAAAAGCATAGCCAGCGTATGCGATTGATAGACCGTTATTCCCATGCCAAGCCTGTTCTGCTGCTACATAGGCATAGATCAGACCTGTTATGATGATGAGCCAGCCGCTCACTCTTTCTTCTCCTCTAGTGCAGCGCGGTAAACTCTCACAACATCTGCTAACCATCCACCCACTGCCGCCGGACTCCATAATGCGGCGATAAGTATGAGCCAAATAGTGAAGGCGAGAAAATCACTCATCATCCTTCTCCCCTAGTGCAGCGCGGGCAATCCAATAGGCAGAAGGATCACCTACTGCGTCTGCTATCTCACGCAATGCGTTCTCCATATTTGTCCGTGTTCCGGGCCTCAAAGCATCTATAGCCATAGCTTGCACATCATGCTTTGCTATTTTCTCCAGCGCCGCTTCCAGCGTCTCAATGCGGTCGGCGGCTTCGTTCATTATTTGCCTTTCAAGCTCTACGTTAAAGACAACACCGACACGCAGCCGCTTCACAAGATCATCAGTCACAGCCCTTCTCCCTCTTCGCAGTCAATTTCAATTTTCACGCAAGCAAGGCGCTGCTTAAACGTGCCGTTATCAGCTTCTTTGCGTGTGTCATATTGGTGGACCCTATCGTCATACACATTCAGCCAGACGGTGCGGCGGATGCGGGGCTTCACTTCAATGAGATCGCTGTCAGATTTGACGCCAGCATAGCATCCGTCTGCGCGCCAAGTGGTTATGAGCCACATTCCATTGCGGAACACAGCGCCATGAACAGCATTGCTGTCTTTTCCATCAGTCGCATAGATGCGAACCTCACAGCCATCGCGGGTTCGGTATTGTTTGTCTTTGCTGATCATGGTCATCTCCTCATAACCATAGCTACGTACTGACGTTTATACTGCTCAGCACGACGATGCAGTTTAACCTTCCACCCCATCACACCTGACACATGACACGCGCTCATCTCTGCATCAGTAGTTACGCCACTAGCAATGCAAGCCTTCATGTGTGCAATGCCAGCTGCTACTGAATACTCGTCATCGCGAGTAAGGCGAGCAATGTCAGCAAAGCCTAATGCTCGTGCAGATGACGGCATCACTTGCATAACTCCACGCGCACTTTCAGAGCCACTAGGCATTTTAACGACAGGCCCAACAGCAGTTGTAGTGAAGCGACTTTCAGCATGAGCGATCTTCACCGCTACGTTCACCCACTTCTCTCCAAGTTGCTGCCGAGCCTGCCTTTCAACAATCTTGCGCACCCGGTCTTTCTCACCACTGAGGTGGTAATTCGCAGCCACTTTGACTGATCCGTTCCACCGTTCCCATTCCTTCGTCCAGTATGCAGCGTTGCTTTCATCCTGATATGCGAAGGCTGGTGTTGCAGCGGCAACAAGGATTGATGCGTAGATTGCCTGTCTCATAATTTCTCCTGTTATTCCTGCTTTTTCGCATAGTCTCCAAGCGGAGTTCCTTCGAGCATACCCAGCGCAGACTTGTAGGTGTCCAGCAGGGCCTCTTCTTCAGCGATAGTCGCAGCGTCCTTTTTGCGAAGAGCAATCAGCTTTTTGATGATCTTTGGATCATAACCGCTGCTCTTGGCCTCAGTGTAGATGTCCTTCACATCAGCAGCAAGGACAGCCCGTTCATCTTCTAGCCGCTCGATACGGTTGACAATTTCAGCCAGCTTGTTGTTCGTCATAGTTCAGTCCCCCAGTTGCTGTGTTTCCAACTGCTGCTTCTAACTCAAGCATCTCAAGCTCACGGTGTACCAGTGCGGCATATCCTTGAATGTCAACCCAGTGATCTTTGAAGTCTGGATTACCTGCGAGAATGCGACCAATTTTATCAGCGATGGCATCAAGTGATTGTGCTTGGAAATACTCAAGCTGTTTCCACCCCGGCATTTCGTGCATCACGTTCTTCAGCTGCTGCGTACACGCTGCTTGGTTGCGGTAGAACCCGTGCGTCTTCTCTCGTTCTGATAATGTAACGTTGATAGTCATCACCCTTTTCCTTTCTCCACTTTTTAACTCCATACATCACTGACGTATGGTCACGGTCACAGAGCCTCGCGATTTCAGAGTACCCATAGCCATTCACAAAGAGTGCGTAATAACACTCATACCTGATCCAGTGCCACGACTTCTCACGAATTGGACTCAGGATCATCTTCCACGGCACATTGTCGCGAAACAGTATTGGTGCGACGATGTTTGCAACTCTTGCTCGTTTGATCCCACGCAGCAGCGGATGATCTGGAACACCAAACACATCGAACTTCTTCGGCACATTAACTTGCGGCGCAGGTGGTTCAGGTTCTGGATCAGGCAGCTTTGGTATGACAACTGCTACAGGCTTTGGCGGTGCTTTCCATAGCTGCTGCCTGATGCGTGCATAGTTGTCCATGAAGTCTAGTGATACATCCCGATCAGCCATTTCCGTGCCTCACTCAATGTGTAGCAATACTGAAGTTGTCCATGCACAGAGACTGCACGCCACTTATGCGCAGTCTTCTTGCCTGTGATTGGTGCAACGTGACCAGCCACCTTGTCGAAGTAGAACAGGGTATATGTCTGGTCGTCGTTGCGCTGCATATTTATTGGGTTGACTAGCTGGTTCATTGCATCACCACCGCAATAATGCTGATGGCAAGGATGATGCCGAACATAAGTGAACCAGAGGTAAATACGAGGATGTTTGTGATTAGTTCTGCATTGGTCATGTGTGTCTCCCCGGTAGTGGTGGGGAGCCGAAGCTCCCCGGTTATGTTATTTTCCGCAGTTGGCTTTGTCGTGGCCTTCACAGATGATCTTGGCACCATTGGTCAGGCGACCGTTGCGTGAACCGGGGCAGGAGCAGCAGGCGAAGAGAGTGCCGCTGATGACAACGCCACGATGAGCCTTTCCGTCATAGTTGCGAAAAGTGACGCTCTTTGTTTCGATGGAAGGCTGAGTAGTCATGGTCTTTCTCCGTTGCCGGACGGGTGCGAATCACTCCGTCCATGCCAAAAACATTAAACGACAAAATAATTTGTTGCAAGCGGGAAAAAGCAACCCCGTGAAGATTTATCCACAGGGCTGCTGAATATGGTTAACAATGTGTTAACGGCTGTTACTGACCAATGCCACCCAATGCACCACCGAGCAGACCCTTCTGGATGACACCCGGCATCTGCGGCTGCGTCTGAACCTGCTGCAACCGCTTCAATGCTTCTTCGATGTCGCTCTGCTTCGTGGATAGCAGCAGTTTGCCCAGCAACTCGTTTGTCTGTGCCTGCCGTGCCTGCGTCATCCCGGTAGAGATGCGTTCACCGATGCCCCTAGCAGCACGCGCCATCAGGCCCATCGTGGGGCCACCTGATGCCAGTTCCCCAGCAATGCCTGCCATCGGGCTGATCTGCTCCAAGAAGCCTGCTGTTTCAGCCTGCAACGGCTGTGTACGGCTGCCCTTGGTTCCAGCGCGAGTCAGCATCATCCGTGATTCACGGGCGATGTTGTCCATCAGGCTGTCGGTGATAGCCTTTGCCTGCACAGGATCATTGGTCACAGCCTTGATAGCTGCTTCGATCTGGTTCTGCGCCTTGCCGCTTTTAAATGCCTGTGTGACATCACGACCCGGCAGCTTGCCAAGGATCACATCATTGACGGCATCAAAGACACCAACCAGATATGCTTCCTTGTCAGCCTGAGACATCTTGTCGATTGCACGGGTTGTCAGTTCAGCACGCTGCTTCAGGAAGTTGCGGCCCTGATCCATTGCACGTTCAGCAGACTGGCTGCCTGCCCAAATCTGACGAGCAGCACGGTATTCTTGTGAACCTGCTTCAGCCGCATTGACGATGTCATCGCGCAACCCAGCCAGCTTGTTGCCCAGATTACCCTTGCCACCACGATACGCGGCAGACGCGGCGTCATCCAAAGCACGCTGGATGGCATCAACTTCTGCATAGGTATAGTTCCGCACCACCTGCGCACCGTTGTCACCGATTTCAACGATAGCTTTGGGCGCCGTTTGACCAATGCCAGCAGCCTGCTCGATTTCACCAAAGACAGACTTCGGAACACGTTTCAGCAGATCATCCATTGTGTCAGTGCGTGCACTGATTGGATCGGCAGCACGGTACAGAGGACGCGCCTGCTGTTCACGGACAGCCTTGAGATCATCCAACGCGGCAAACAGGTTCTTCTGCTGACCGATTGCCTGCTGGAACCCTTCTTCAACACGCTGACCTTGTGACAGTGCACGCTGCTCCAGTGCTTCAGCCATTCCACGGCTGCCGGGTGCAGTAGCCAGTCGCTCTGTTTCACGGACGATCGGGCTGGTCGGAGGAACAACTTCAGCCAGCACTTCAGGCTTCACGCCACGCGCCTGCTGCTGCTGGTATGTGCGCAACAGATCATCAGGTGTTGTGCCTGCTTCCTTCATCACACCCTGCAAACGTGCCGCAGCAAGTTGCTCAGGTGTACGGCTGACAGCACGGAATGCAGCGCCAGCTACAGGCAATGCACCACCGACAGCAGCGCCAATACCGCCACCCATTAATGCACCTTCAGCAGCCTTATCGAGACGTTGCGCGGCTGATCCTTCACCCTTCAGATAACCTTCAACACCGCCTTGGATGACACCACCGAGTGCACCCTGACCAGCCATCAGACCTATACGTGCAGGCAATGTTGCAGCCATTGCAGGAGCAGCAGCGCCACCCGTCAGTGCCGTGATGCCGACAGCCGGAGCAAACGAGCCAACCACTTCAGCAGCAGTCATGGATGTAGGACGTTCAGCCTTGGCAATCGAGAGTTCACCGCGAACACGCGCCAACTCTTCATCATAGTTTGTGCCGTACAGCTTGGAACGTGCAAAGGCTTCTGCCTCGTCACCTGCACCAAGCAGCACACCCTGACCAAGACCCTGACGCAGCAGCACGTCACGCACAAACTGCGATTGTGATGGCAGACCATACTGCTGACGAAGACCAGCCATGATTGCCTGCTGATCACGCGCCTGTGCAGCACCAGCAGGAAGATTCAGGCTGCGGAGTTTTTCAAAAGGATCATCTGCCATGTTTCACCTTATTGACCGAAGCCAAGTGGAAGAAGTTGTTTGTTGCCAAGTGTGCTTAGGCTTCCACCAAGAGGCTTAATCATAGGAGGCGGCATTGGTGGACCCATCATAGATGTGCCTGTTCCAGATGAAGCAGGTGGCGCAGGAGGCTGACCGAGTTCTTCAAGTCGCTTCTTCACAGCAGCCATCTGGTTTGCATTCAAAACGCGCTTATTCAGCAAGTTCAGGTCATCAAGTGAAGCATTGCTGATTGCATCAACACTGATCGACTTTGACAGTTTATCACGCTGATTCAGTGCATCCATCTGCTGCTGAAGTTCTGGTTCGCGAACATCAATAACAACACGATCAGGCTGCAAACCATACTTTTCAGCAAGTGTGTTGTTTTGTGTGACGCGGCGATCATAGTCGTTGTACACCTCACGGAACCTAGAACGTGCAGCATCAAGAACCTGATCACGGATTTCTGGACGCAGCTTCTGACCAGTCATCATGCTGTTTGCAAATGCTTGGAACTTGCCAACAGCAGAATCAGTACCAATAATCTGACCGGATTCATTCATGGACACGACTGAACCGGGATCATAGATTTTATAAAGTGACATGACGAGTGTCAGATCACTTGTACCTGCTGCATTCTGAGCAAGACCTTCCATTGTCTTGTATGCTGTCTGGATCGTAGAAAAGTCCTTCGTAGCCGCGTTGAACGAGTCACGCAGTTTTCCTTCTTGATCGAAGCGGCGCTTGCCTTCTTCACCAAGCTGGTCACGTTCTTCCTTCAGCAGCTTTGAATATTCTTCTTGGAACTTTCCAGCACCGATTGCAGCCTGCAAACGCTGACGCACTTCAGCCTGCGGGATCTGGGTGAACTGTCCAAACAGTGCAGCACCTTGCTTTGCAGCAGGAGTTGCAGGTGCAGCTGGAGGTGTAAACAGTGATGGTGGTGCAGCAGGAGCAACTTCAGCAGGTGCTTCAGCCGGAGGTGTAACAGGCGCAGCAGATGGTTGTTCTGCTGTAGGAGCGGCAGCGGGTGCAGACGGCTGCACGACACCACCCGGTGTCACGGCAGGAGCAGCAGCAGGTGCAGCAGGCGTCACCAGCATCGGAGTTGGTGCAGGTGCAACTGGTGCAGCAGCCGGAGCAGGTGCACCACCGTAAATGCGGCGCAGTGTGTTAATCTGTGCATCAATCTGCGATGTATCACCACCGATTGCACCAAGTTGCTGCTTCTGCGTTTCAAGCTGCGTAATAGCCTTCTCACGATTAGCAAGGATGTCGGCATATTGTGCTTCTTGAATCTGACGAGCCAGCGGGTTCACAAACTGCGATGTTGCACGCTGCTGTACGATGTTCTGCACCTGTGCGGCAGACATACCCGGTGGCAGGTCAAAACCGTAAGCCTGCTTAAATGCAGCAGGGTCTTTCATCAAGTTATTGATCTGCGCCAGCGACTGCTGGTTCTGCAACCGTTCAGCAAGCTGCGACTGCATCATGCGTGCTTGCAGGTTACCCATTGCTTCACGCTGCACGTTGCCGGGGATAGCACCCAACTGCGCGAGATACTGTGCACGCTGTCCCGGCATCTGCTTCTGACCAGCAGCAAGCAAAGTCGATCCAAGCTGACCGAGCAGGCTGTATGTCATGCGGCGCTGATCTTCAGGCGACATCATGGAGAGCAAGTCAGTTGCCTGCTGCTGCGGCTGCACACCTTCAGCAGTCTGACCAGTCTGACCACCGCCACCCAGCAACCCACCAAAGAAGTTGCCGATGCCACCAGTGATGTCTTCAAGAAGTGCCATGTTGTTTATCCTTATCGGCCCAACAAACCGCCAAAGTTGATTGGTGCTTGAGTGATGGTTCCGGTGTTACCTTCAAACTTCAGGCGACCATATTGCGTGGGCAACTCGTTTGCACTCACCTGCGCTTCAGCAGGGTTGAACGGTGGTGCTTGTGTTCCAAGCATAGCCTGATTCATCAGTGCAGTTTGAAATGCAGACTGGATAGCCGGATGAACCTGCATGATCGGAGCCATCTGCATCGGCTGCATCGGAGGTGTCGGCACAACAGGCTGCATCGGCTGCGGAGGCATCATGCCATAGCCAGCAGTTTCACCCTGACCGCCTGTCAGCGATTGCAGGTAAAGTGCACCAAGCTGTTCTTCAAGACTTGCCATGTCATCACCCCAAAAGACCTGAGAATATAATATCACGCCATTGCCCACGTTGCACGGGCGCAGGTGCACCCGGCTGCCATGACGGCTTCTCTGCACCTGCTGCCATCAAACCAAGTCCAACATTGGCAAGGCTTGCAAGGCTGCCTGCTGTCGATAGAGCAGATGGTGCAGGATTGAATAGCGACTGTGATGTCGGCTGCATCGCGGAAGCAGGTGGAGCTTGATACCCAGCACCAGCGTTCAACCCCGGCATCTGCGGCATCGTCGGCTGACCAACGGAAGCAGGCAGCGTCACCTTGTCAGCCATACCCGGTGTTGCAGCTGGAAACTGTGTCGGCTGCGGCGCCGCAACAGGAGCCATCGAGGCAACCTGTGTTGGCTGGGCAGCATTGGCAGCAGGCGTTGACCAAGATGTACCAAGCAGACCGCCTGTCATGCCACCAAGGAAATCCTGTCCAAACCGGGACCATGTACCAGCCGGAGCAAGTTCAGCTGCTGATGCAGGAGCAAGATAGCCTTTTACATCTGCCATCTGGGTTGCAGGTGCTTGCTGGGTTGGCATAGCAGGCGTTTGCCCGGTGCCACCCATTTTATTGTTTGCCCAGCCAATCGCGTCTTCACGGGTCCACTCGGCATAGGGTTTGCCGTTGAACTTCATGTTTTTGTTGGCTGCAATTGTCTCAGGGAACATATCAGAAATGCGGGTTCCTTCGGGTGCATTGTACAGCTTTGCTGCACCTGCCGGACCCTGAAACCACGACAGATAGGCTGTTCCCGGTGTCATCGGAACACCGCGTTTTTCCAGTGTAGGGGCGATATCGTTTTGCAGATGGAACTGCGCTGCCTGCTGCTGAAGATCAACGTACTTAGGATCAGTCTTCAGTGGTGCAAGTTGAGCATTGGTCATATTACCAAACTGCTCTGGGTTCATACGACGAAGGACATTGCCCCATGTTGTGTCGATGAACTGGAACATTCCGCCAGCAGATGAATATGGATTCCGTGCAGTCGGAATGCCACGGCTTTCATTGTAGGCAATCTGCCGGAGAATCTCGTCATAAGTCGCCATAGCTCACCCACTGCTTCCCGACTGCCTCGTCGATGATGTTCAACCTACGCAGCACCTCTGCTTTTTTGAACGGAGACAGGTTCTTGATCCGTTGCATATTGTCAGAAAGATATGCGGTGCAGTCCCAGCAGTCTCTTCCTGTTTTCTCACCTTCTTTGTATCCCGGTGGTAGCACAGCGCCGACTTCATCAAGATACTGGTAAACCTGTTCTTCGGTCCAATCTTGGATCGGCATTACAAACTCAATGCCATCAATCTTTGTACCGTTACGCGCAGTTGACTTTTTTGCGTCAGAATTGCGCTGACCTTTGATCACCTTTGTAACACCTAAATCCTTCACCCCATAGTGCAAAGGTATCCAGATGTTAGTTGAGCAGCACGCTACATAAGGCTGCATCAATGGTCCTGTTTCACCGCTGATGTGCTTACCAACCATCGTGTTGTTGACTGGCAACACATCAACAGGCCAGCCAAACTGCTGCACGTTTTCAGGCTGATTGGAATGAAGCTCCACAAAGTGCGGCAGCTTCTTCTTCCATTCACCCATATACGCAACCATCTCAGGATACGCTGCACCAGTGTTTAGCCATACAACATACATCTGGTCCCATTTGTCTTTGTTCAAATACAAACAAGCCAGACTGTCTTTGCCACCACTAAACAGAAGTGCAGTGTCGATCATAGTGAAGCAATCGTACCGATGAGAGACGCGGCAGACGCGGCTGCACCCAAACCAGTCAGCAATGGGTTGCTGGAAGGACCGGGTCCAGTTTGCGTGTTTGTCTGTCCATACGGTGTAGCACCGAGTGCTTGGACAGGAATCTGCAACTGCTGCAACGGGAACTGCTGTGCTTCACGATAAGCCTGCTGCATTGCATCAAGTTCAGCCTGCTGCTGCTGCTGCAAGGCAGACTGAGCAGCCAATGCAGACCCGGCGCCCTGAAGATATGCCTGCTGACCTGCACCAGCCAAACCACCCAATGCCTGTGCACCTTGCAGACCAATGCCAGCCTGTTGCAACCCGGCAGCCTGATTAAGCTGCTGCGATGCCATCTGACGAGCCAAGTCAGCCTGTGCTGCCTGCTGCGCCTGTTGGAAGTTCTGCGAGTACAACTGAGCAGCAAGGTTTGCCGCCTGCTGCTGAGCAGCCGCGTTGACCACACCTTCTTGAATCGCCTGCCTTGATCCACCGAATGCACGGGCACGGATGGCAGCATCGGCAGTCGTGTTCAGGTTCTGCATCCGCTGCTGGTTCAACGTGTCCAACGAGGATTGCAGGACAGACTGCGTGAACGGATTCATGTATGGAGAAAGATCAGTTGAAGCAAGCTGACCTGCCTGTACCTGCTGCGGCTGATACTGACCAGCCTGTGCCGCCATCTGCTGCGCGTAAGCATAGGCAGGCTGTGCCATGCCATAGCTCGATGCAATGTCACCGATAGTCTGAAGCTGACCGCCTGTAAGACCAGCAACACGCTGACCTTCATACGGTCCCATCATGTTTTCAGAAACCTGATATGCAGCAGCAAGGTTCTTGCGACCTGCTTCCTGAACCCATTCAGGCAGTTCTGTCTTGTTGACTACCTGCTGCTGACCGCCGCCACCTTTGCCCATTTTAGTCCTCCAATGGCAGTGCCATCGACACCGACCTGTTGGTCCATCCATATTTCGGCAGGATTTTCTGCCATCCCCAGCGTCCGTTCATGGTCATAAAAGAGCAACCGTGCTCCTTTGCAAATGCGATGACCTGCGGGTGCATACTCATCGCTTCTTCCATGTCACCGAACACCAAAAAACAGTTCAGCCATTTCTTCTGTGGTCCAACGAGTATCTCGGTGATGACACCAGAGTTATCCGTGAACCACCCCTGATACTTACCCGACTGCAACCCAAGATAGACATCACCGACTGAATGCGTACCGCCATTAAGTCTAAGTGCTTTCTCCATCTTAGTAAGGAGGTGCGCCTTGCTGTCCAAGTGGAACTGCCTCTGTTGCTAGATTACCGCTATTGTCTACAACCACTTTCCAGACTGACCCGTTTGGTGCTTGCAGGAGGATACTTTCGACTGCCTCATATCTTGTAACAGACTTGTTGATAGCCTGCGAAAAGGTAGCAAAAGCACGGTTGAAGTATCCACTATCATATGACGGAGGAACTGGCTGAAAGGTTAAGTTCATCGTCCGCCTCCACCCATAAACTCTACGCGCATTTCACCGATGCTCCACGGTGCATCTTCTGTTGCTGTGATTTTCATACGGAAATCACGACCAGACACACGCATATCAGTATAACCATTAGAACGCGGATTGTACGGTCCAGAAACAGTTTCTGTTCCTTCTGGTGTGAAGGATGAGTAAACTGTGATCTGTGTGCTGTCGTAACCATAACCGCTGTCTGTGATTGCCTGCCTGATATGGCTGATCAGGTTTCCGTTCTGAATGTTGATGGATGATGTCTCAACCCAGCGATCACCAGCCAAAGATGCACCAGCTGCTGTCCATCCATCCTCATGGAAGTACAGGTCATTGTTTTCATCAGCAGCCATTGGATATTTTAAGACGCCAGCGCCTACTGCTGCTGTGCGTGTCATTTCTCCAATAGTCCACCAATCCTCTGCATAATTATAGACGACATACTTATTAGGTACGTCTGATCCCTCAGATGGATACCAGAACCATGCTTCTGGAAATGTGCCGTTTTCAGCACCATTCGTATAAAGAATGCCTGTGTCTGGATCTACATTTTCAAAAACGTAAGAGCCAACATCGCAGCGCAATGGACGCACTGTTCCGCCGTCATAGATCCAGAATGATTCTTTGCTCATCCAAATGCAGCGCCCAGCAGTAGTGGCAAATGCACGAGGAGCAATCAGACCGCATCCGTAACCAATACGAGTGATGCTGTAAATGTATGGCAGGCCAATGTACTGCATCAGCCATGCTTCATCTTCCGTCCAGATCAGAGTGCCTTCACGGACAGCAGCGCACATCGTGATCTTGCTTGATGTATCAAGATCAAGATAGCCAGCGGTTGTGGTTGTGTCAGCAAAGTCCCAATCTGCATAATCTTCACGAGAAGACCATGCAACACGACGAGGATTACCGCCTGCACCAATCAGGACTGCATGACGTTCTGGTGTAACAATGACGCCGCGATTGTTCAAAGGAACAGCAGGCGTAATTGACGCAGTGCCACCAGTTCCAGACGCATCTGTTCCAGAGTTTGCGTAGGTGAATTGATTGCTTGCAGGAACACCAGTGATGGTAAATGTCCCGTTCATGGAACCAACACTTGTCCCAGCAATTACAACCTCATCACCGATAGTATATCCGTGATTGTAGTCTGTTGTGATGGTAACTACGTTGCTTGATCGCACCGCCGTAGCAATAACATCATAACCAACAGCATGGGCTTGATCTTCTCCATCTTGATAATGGAGCAAACGGCCATCGCTTGATGCAACTGCAAGAATGTCACCACCCCAGTTGTCGATAGTCCAACTGAATGACGGGACAAACGCAGAAGAAACAGGACGCCAATCAGCAGTCGGCAAGGATGCTATTCCACCTGTAGAGGACGCATTTGCTGCTGTTTGCGAATATGTGAATGTCGTTGAGTTTGTGACAGTCACTGTAAATGTGCCGTTAAAGCTGCTGTCAGTAACATCAGCAATCATTACGGACATGCCAGTGATAAACTTGTTGGCTGTTGCTGTCGTTATGGTCACGACATTGGAGCTACGCACTGCTGTTGAAATATCAACACCAGCATAGTCCAGCCCATAAAGCAGCTCACCATAATCACCAGCGCCATAGCCACCAGTTTCACCAGCTTCTGCTGTTACAAAGTTGTCTGGTGTAATGTCTTCATAGACAGCGCCGCGAAGAGCATAAAGATGCGAATCACAGCCGATGGCTGTAACCAACGAATCAAGCTGAGACGTCCAAGGAAAGATAATTCTTGGAGTGCTTGCCAATGGGCTTGATGTAATACGCTGCCAGCCACCAACAGGCAGCAGTTTACCAGCGCGCCAACGGATCAAGTTGGCGTCCCAATAACGGCCCTTCACCTGAAGCGGAGTTGCTGTCTTCACAACGCCGGGTGGAATGTTGATTGGAGCCAGCGGCATAGTTACCCCTTAGAAGTCCATCATTTATACCACGAAACAGGCTTCAAGCCATGCCCTTTGCTGCTTCTTCGACTTCAGCAACGCGGCGAGTCCAACCCTTACCAAACACATCAAAGGTCGGAAGTGCCCTCAGAAAGTCCATGCGCATGCCGCAGATGGCATCAACCAACTCATCTGGAGGAGCAGCTAATACAGCAGCCATAGTTTTGCGACCGATAATACCGTCTGCTGGCACTCCAGCCGCTTGTTGGAGGTATTTAGCAGCCCGTGTAGGCCCAGAGTTTACCGCCAGATCATAGACTGCGTAATCAACCCCGAACGGCAGTTCATCACCACGCACTTTATCCCAGTATCGAGACTTGTAGAAAGGCTTCACCATTTCAGGGGTAAGAGCTTTCATCTCTGCCTCAGTCACTGGACGGTCCAGATATGCCTCCCAAGAGCGCTGGGTAACACCAAGATTAGTACGGCCACCGGGGTCACGAGGATGGTTCACGTAACCACCCTCATGGCTCAAGACCAGTTTAAAGCACTCTTCCCAGTTACTTTTCATTTTCCAGCCACGCCCTTTAATTTTTCATAAGTGCGAAGACCGCCAAGGCCGAGCATCGCAAAGACAAGTTCCCACAGTGTTCCATCCAGCTTGGGAGGCTGTGCCAACGTCACACCAATGCTTGCAGTGACCCACATCAAGATTGGTGTTGCGACATATTGATATGCCAGTGCACACCCACAGCACCATCCGATAAAGGGACGCCACCCAGAAGTAAACACGGACGGGTTTGCAGCCTCAATCGCGTTTACATCAGTCTGAGCCTTATCCCATCCTTGCAATGCAGAACGAAGCTCCCCTTCTGCCTTCTGCTTTGCAGCCGGATCAGGGACAAACTTATCAATGACCTTTAGTCCTGCTGCGATTGCGTCATCAATTCCAAAGGCCATGATGTTCTCCCATCAGTGCTTGTCAGCCTTGCCTTCCAGCCTATCTTCAATGCGCTGGAACATCTGCTCGATGCGTTCCATGCGTTTGTCTAAGTCGATCTTCTGAACGTACTCCCTTGGAAGACTGACTTCCAAGTCATGTAAGTCCCTGCGCAGTTCTTTAACTGCACCCCATATCTCGCGAGCAAGCCAGCCAACGATGGCAAAAGCTGTTGCGACACCTAGGTTAATGATCGACTGCATATCCATGACGATGCCTCACTTATTGCACCTGAATGGAGATTGGCTGATTAACTGACCCACCATTTCCATGTGCAGTAATCACATCATCATAAGTGCCAGCAGCAGGATATGTGATGCTCAACGAGCCGTTAGCCGGATATTGAGTCATCCCGCGAGATTGGAACGTCACATATGTCGCATTGGTCGTTGACCATGACAGCGTTGTTGGCTGACCAGCCGTTGCAGGAGACGGGCTATAAGTTGCCGTCACTGTTGGCTGTGGAGGTGGAGGAGGAATTGGACAGGCGCTGATTGGATCGTAAGCGCCAGTTGCGATTTGTTCCAAAATCCACTGATTCACGGGCGCAGGATCACCTTCTCTAGCGCAATATGGAACATTATCCCACTCTTGGTTCCATTCATCCCAAATATCAACAGTGCATCTATATGCTGCATCTTGATACTGGCAGATCACAACAAGGTTTTGTG